GACACCCGCTCGACCGCCAAGCAGCTGCTGGAGGCGCTCGACGCCTACCTGCTGGACAAGGCGTCGCGGGACCAGCTCGACGTGGTCGAGACAGCGATTGCCGACCGCCGCATCCGCCGCGACAAGGCCGCACTCCTCCAGTGGCGATCGGAACTTCAGATCGAAGTGGCGCGTGAGGATGCGGCGGCCAACGGCATCGCGGGCAACCGCTACTACGTGAGGTTCGCGCGCGGATGAAGTGGTGGCCGTTCGGCAAGCGCGTCCCGAAGAAGGCATCCGTGCGGATGTACGAGTCCGCTCGCCAGTCGCGGCTGACGTCGGACTGGTCCAGCGCCAACTCCTCCGAGGACTACGAGCTGTCGACGAGCCTGCGGATGCTGCGCCAGCGCAGCCGCTCCCTGGTCCGCGACAACCCGTATGGCAAGCGCGTCCGCACGATCGTGGTCAACAACGTGGTGGGCTCCGGCATCGGCCTGCAGGCCGCCGTGGTGTCCACCCGTGGCCGGCTCAACAACCGCGTCAACGACGAGATCGAGGCGGCATGGCGCGAGTGGTGCCAGCCGTCGAACTGCCACACAGGCGCCGTGCTGCACTTCGCGGACCTCGAGCGCATGGCGATGGCGCAGGTCGTCGAGGCCGGCGAGATCTTTATCCGCAAGCACTACGACGGCAGCGGCCGCGTGCCGCTGCGCCTGGAGGTCATCGAGCCGGAGCGCCTGGCCGAGGACTATGAGGCGCCGGAAGCTGCCGGCATCACGACGAAGCTCGGGATTGAGGTCGACCGCATGGGCCGGCCGCTGGCCTATTGGGTGCGCGAGCTGCACCCGGGCGAGATCCGCCGCAACATCGGCGCGACCGACAAGCTGATCCGCGTGCCGGCCGAGCAAATGATCCACCTGCGCGTGGTGGATCGCTGGCCACAGACCCGCGGCGTGCCGTGGTTCCACGCGGCCGCCAAGCGGCTGCGCGACATGGACGGCTACACCGAGGCGGAGATCGTCGCCGCGCGCATGAGCGCCGCCTACATGGGCTTCATCAAGTCCTCGATGACGCCAGAGGAAGACGACACCCAGGACAACCGCAAGATCCTCGAATTCGACGCCGGCATCATTCAGCACCTGGCGCCGGGCGAGGAGTTCCAGGGCTTCGCGCCGGGCCGGCCGAATGCGCAGCTGGACCCGTTCATGCGCTACATGCTGCGCGAGGTTGCCGCCGCGGTCGGCGTGTCCTACGAGTCGCTCAGTCGGGACTACTCGCAGAGCAACTACTCCAGCAGCCGGCTCGCGCTGCTCGACGACCGCGACCTGTGGCGCTCCCTGCAGCAGTGGTTCATCCGCTCGTTCCGCGAGCCGCTGCATCGCGAGTGGCTGTCGCTGGCCGTCATGTCCGGCGCCATCGCCAGCGTGCCGGCGGAGCAGTACCTGACCAACCGCGCGAAGTTCGAGGCGGTGCAGTTCAAGCCGCGCGGCTGGGGCTGGGTGGACCCGACGAAGGAGGTCGCCGCTTACAAGGAGGCGGTGCTCGCCGGATTCACGACGGTGAGCGACGTGATCGCCGCGACCAACAACGGCGCGGACCTCGAAGACACGCTCAACGCGCGTCGCCGCGAGCTGGACCTGATGGCGGAGATGCAGCTGCAGTTCGACACCGAAATCCAGACAGCGGAGGAGCCTGAGCCGGAGACGCAGGCGCCGGCCGAGCCGCAACCCGACGAGGATGACGCTATGGACCGAATGCTCGCAGTTCTCAAGGAGCTGCGGATGGAAGGCGCCGCCGAGCGCAGTGAGCAGCGCCGCCTGCTGGCGGAGGCGCAGGCCGCTACGCAACGCGCCGTCGAGGCGCTGGCGCAGCAGGTCACCGCGCTTGCGGCCACCGTGAGCGCGGTGCAGAGCCGGGCGGAAGACCTGACCGCATCGGACGCCGTCAGCGGCAAGTGGATGAGCGCGATCGCCGCGCGGCTCGACGAGATCGAACGGCAGCAGACGGCCATCGCCGAGCGCATGGCGTTCGTCGAGCGGGCGTCCAAGCCGAAACCCAAGGCCGCGAAGAAGGAGGAAGCTGATGAAGCTGCCGGCGCTGCGGCGTGACCTGACCGCGCAGATCGATGTCCGTTCCGACCGGATCTCGTTTGCTTTCGCCTCGGACGCGCCGGTGGAGCGCGGCTGGGGCCGCGAGATCCTCGACGTCCGCGGCATGGACACCAGCCGCTTCGAGGCCGGCGCCGTGCCGCTGCTGTTTAACCACGACTGGTCGAGCGTCGTCGGCATGGCCGAGAAGGCGTGGATCGGCAGCGACAAGCGGGCCTACGTGCAGGCGCGGTGGTTCGATCACGACGAGGCCAAGAAGGTCCGCAGCATGGTCGAGGGCGGCCTGCGCAACGTCTCCTTCGGCTACCGCGTCACCGAGGTCGAGGACGCCGGCGACGGCGATTACATCGCGCGGCAGTTCGAGCCGCACGAGGTTTCGATCGTGTCCGTGCCGGCCGACTTCGGCGTCGGCATTGGCCGATCGGAAGATGGCGAGCAAGTGGAGGTCCGGGTCATCCGGGCCGGTATCAGCAAGGCGGAAACAGCCGCCATATCTGGAGCATCACAGATGACCGACAAAGACACGTCGGCGGCAACCTCCGCCGAAATGATCCGCGAGATCGATCCCGTCGGCGAGAAGCTGCGGCAGCGGGCGCTGGAGAACCTCGGCGACCAGTACGGTATCCACGGCGACGTGATCCGGCGCTGGAAGGACGAGGACATCAGCGTCGCCGAGGCGACCCGCCAGACGCTCAAGATCATCGCCGAGCGCACCAAGGCGGAAAACGCCGTCACGGCGGTTGGCCTATCGCCGCGCGAGGAGCGTCAGTACAGCATCATCAAGGCGATCAACGCCGTGGTGCACAAGGACTGGAAGAACGCCGGCCTCGAGCTTGAGGCGCACCAGTCGATCCAGAAGCGGTCCGGCAAGCTGCTCAACGAACACAGCTTCTTCGTGCCGCTCGAGATCCAGCGCCGCGACCTGGCCGTGGGCTCGTCCGGCGGCAACTATTTGGTCAGCACCGACAACGTCGGCTTCATCGAGCTGCTGCGCAACCGCAGCGTGGTCCTGCAGATGGGCGCCACCCGGCTGTCCGGCCTGCAGGGCAATGTCTCGATCCCGAAGCAGACCGCGGCGGCAACGGCCTACTGGCTGTCGTCCGAGACATCGACCGCGACGGAAAGCCAGCCGACGATCGGCCAGCTGACGCTGGGTCCGAAGACGGTCGGCGCCTACACCGAGATCAGCCGGCAGCTCACGCTGCAGTCATCGCCGGATGCCGAGTCGCTGGTCATGTCCGACCTCGCGCGGGTCGTGGCGCTGGCGGCCGACGTGGCCGCGCTGCGCGGTTCGGGCGCTGGCGGCGAGCCGATGGGCATCGTCAACGTCACCGGCATCGGGTCGGTCACCGGTACCTCGCTGGCCTATGCCGGCGTGCTGGAGTTCCAGTCCGACGTGGCCGGCAACAACGTCATGCCGGTGCGCGGTGGCTACGTCACCACGCCGGCGGTGGCCGCGCTGATGATGGGCGAGTTCGTCGGCGGCTCCGGCACCGAAACGCCAGTCTGGCAGGGCAACATCTGGAACGGGACGATGGCCGGCTACCCGGCGATGGCCTCCAACCAGATGTCCAGCGCCACCATGCTGTTCGGCGACTGGTCTGACCTGGTGTGGGCGGAGTGGGGCGTGCTGGAGGTCGAGGTCAACCCGTATGCGTCGTTCGCCGCCGGCATCATCGGCGTGCGCGCGATGTACACGATGGACGTCGGCCTGCGCTACGCCGGGGCCTTCAGCTACGCGCACACGATCACCTGATGGTTGAGATCCGCGTAAAGCGCGCGTTCCTGGTACGGGGCGCGCGCGTCGAGCCGGGCGAGGTGGTGCGGGTCGATCCCGCGGCCGCGTCCGAGCTCGTGACGCAGGATCGGGCGGAGCTGGTCGGCGACGTGCCGGCCGTCTCCGGGCCGCTGACGACTGAATCCGCGCCGAGCCTGGCGAAGGCCAAGCGCAGCAAAGGAGCAAAGACATGAGCATCTATTCGTTCCCCTCCGCCGCGGCCTCCGCTGGCGGGACCGTCTTCCTCATTCCGACCTCCCAGACCACCGGGACGGTCACCACGACCGGCAAGGACCTGTCGACCTACGTCGGCCAGGCGCTGTTCATCTGGCAGGTCACGTCGTCCGCCACGGGCCGCTCCGCGACCGCCAAGCTGCAGCACTGCGACACGGCGACCACGGGCAGCTACGAGGACGTCACCGGCGGCGCCTTCACGGCATTCACCTCCGGCCAGACCGGCCTGCGTGAGTTGTCGCTCAACGTCGACGGCCTCAAGAAGTACGTCCGGGTGAGCCGGACGGTGGCCGGCGGCGCGGTGGTCAACGGCGCGGTCGTCGAGGGCTGGAAGAACTACTGACGCACATGGACACGGCGGACATCACCGCGGCCGTCTTCTCGGACTTCGGCGAGTCCGCCGTGCTCATCGGCGATCAGTGGCGCGCAGACATCGACGTCGTGTTCTCACCCAGCTGGGGCACGGCAGTGGCCGGCGGCATCGGCATCGAGCGCGAGGAGCCGGCGGTGCAGGTGCGCACGACCGATGCCAACGCCTACGACATCGAGACCGGCTGGAAGCTCGAGATCGGCACGGGTGACGATGCGGTGATCTATCGCGTCACCTCCCGGGCCGACGACGGCTACGGCATTACCCTGCTGACCGTGGCGCGTGAGCCGTGACCGATCTGTTCGCCTCTCAATCCACCATCGTCGCGCGCCTCAACGCGGAGCTGACGAGCGCGACCGCCTACTACGGCTCGCAGGCGGTCGGCGCCAACAGTCAGTCGCTGGTCATGCCGTGCGTTGTGGTGGCGCCGGGTCCTGCGGTGGTCACGGACGACGTGCGCATCGAGAGCACCAGCACGACGGTTGTCGAAGCCCACACCTGGCGGGTCGGCGTGCGCGTCAGCATGGACACCGGCGCGGCCGCGGCCTCGCGCGTCGAGCACACCGCCGGGACGCTGGTGCACGAAGTGATCAAGACTTTGAAAGGCTACCGGCCGGCCACCGGCAACAGCGTCCTGCACTACGCGGGCCGCGACGAATTGAGTTACCAGACCGAGGCAGGTTACGCCGAGGTGTGGTTGTCCTTCACCGCGATGGCGGCGATCAGTTAGGAGCAGATCATGGCACTCACATTCCCCAACACCCCCAACATCACGCTGGGCGCTGGGCGGATCTTCTTCGCGGTGGAGACATCTTCGACCGTCGAGGGATCGGCCTACACCCTGATC